CGTGTGCACCAGGAGGCGCTGGCGGATGCATACAAATGTCTAGAGGACAACACTGTGCCGGACAAGCGTGTTGCTGGGGGATTTTATCAAGCTGCGGCTTAGGCGATGTTGTAATGCCGGGCGGTGGTGGAACAATATTAAATAACAACTTTTGCAGACAAGCCCTAATAACATATAGAAATAGCGGCGCTCAAACAGGACGCTGGACTAACGATCAGTGTACGCAGATGTCAAGAACTGGTGAAAACTTAGATCCATCTTGCGCATCTTGGCCAAGTGGTTCAGGTATGCACGCCGTTGCTTGTGGCGGAGGATACTGCTATGGTACCCACGGTCAGGGCGGTTTTGTTAAAGTAACATATACATAAGAGGAAAGAAAATGCCAAGTCCAATTACAGAAGTAACAGTAAATTTTACTTATAATATCGCTGACAGTATGTATAGTCAGTCAATGAGTCAAAATAAAACAGCTACAGCAACATATACAGGTCCGGATAGATGCTGGATATTTGTAGATACAGATACAGGAGTTATATCTTCTTGTTCACCACCATTAACTACAGTAGATAATGGTGCAGAAGTTCCTACTCCAGTAGGAACCACTAAAGTAGAAATAGTAGCAGCGGATGATCCGTTAGTAATGAGTTTAGTATTTGCTGCAAATGTAAGTGTAGACGGACAAACTACTACACAAGAAACTTTACCCTGCGGTCACGTTTTAGAATACAATACTATAACAGAAGTAGATCAAACATATGAAAGAGATTCTTTAACATATGATATAGCAAACGCAAGTTGGAACACCCCAGACTTGGTACAAGCACCATATGATTGGACTTGGGCAATAGAAAAGCGCAATAATGCTTTAACAGCAAGTGATGGAAAAATATCGCCAGATATGCCAGATGCAGTTAAGCAACCTTGGATTGATTACAGACAATCATTGCGTGATTTGCCTGCAACTTATGGATACGGAACTGCGGACGAAGTTGAAGCGTGGAAGATATATTTTCCTTTAACACCGGAAGAGGGATAATAAAATGGCAGGACTTAGAGCATTATTTGAATACGGCGCAGGAGTAGGCGGAACAGTAAATTATGACATTCTAAATGTTTATAATACTAATACAACAACTGCTGAAAATGGCGGATCCTGCTGTCTATGGACTGTACCTCAAGGTGTTTCCTGGTTTGCTGTAGAAATATGGGGAGGCGGCGGAGGAGGCTCTGGTGCTTGTTGCTGTATGGGTGGCTGGCCAGGTGGCGCAGGTTCGTATTCAAGAAAATTTATCACAGGATTGTCCGGAGACGGCGGCGAAAGCTACACTATATGTGCTGCAGGAACAACTAACTGTAGCACTTGTAAATGCTGGGGCTGTGCAGGATATCCCAGTTTTGTTTCAATAAATGGTGGCGCAGTGCAGGCTTGTGCAAGCGGCGGCGTCTGTGGCGGTGCTTGTTGTTGGTTTATGATAGGCGACGGCTGCGGCGGCAGACAAAACTGTCAATGCGGTAGTTGGTGCGGAGGAATGGGTATTTGCGGATCAGCTGGAGCAGCAAAGGGAAATACTTTTTGCTCTTCACAATCTTGGCAAATTATGCCAAGCGCACCATTTACCCCTACAGGCGGCAGAGTAACTAAAAACGGTTGTTCAGGTTCAGCTTCAGGATGTGCTGGTTGTGACTATGGCGGCTACGCAGCTTTCCCAGGCGGCGGTGGCGCAACAGCAGGAACTCACAACAACACTCTTGCTTGCGGCGCAGCTGGAGCAGGTGGTTTAGTTATGATTTATTACCCGGTGGTTAGCTAAAGGATAAGATATGGCAAGTTTAAAAGATTATGTTTACGGTTATGAAGAAGGTACAGCTATAGTTCCGGGAGAGTTTGTTGTATATAATACAAACGTAACATCGCACTCAAACGGCGGTCAATGTTGCTGTTGGATTGTTCCTGCAGGCGTAAGTTATGCTGTTTTTGAAATATGGGCCGGTGGTGGCGGCGCAGCCGGCGGGTGTTGCTGTATACAAGGACCAGGTGCTGGAAATGGCGGTTATGCTATCAAAGCATTAAATGTTTGTCCTGACGATGCTATTATTATTTGTGCTGCTACTAGCACACAATGTTCAACACAAATGACAAACGGTGCGTGTGGATGCCACGGCTGCTGCTCAACAGTGTGTAACCAAGGTCAAGGCGGCGGTACAACCTGTCTTATTAAAGTTTGTGGCGGTCACTATAGTTATCCGTATGCGTGTTGCTTTATGGATAACAACTGTTATACCTGCTGTTCTATGTGTTACTGCTGCAGGGGTTTAGCAGATAATGTAGACCAATGCTGGGTAGGAACTATGGGACATCATAGACGCACACAATATTGTAGAGATGATGCTTGGATGACTGCTGCAACAGCACCAATGACAGGCGGAAATCCATTTATGAGTTGGAATCCTTGTTGCGGACAAGGCGGCAGCGCAGGATTTGGTCACTTCCCAGGTGGTGGCGGCCAAGGTGTAGCAACCGCAGGAAACACTTGTTGCTGTGGTTCACCGGGTGCAGGCGGAATGGTATACGTAGTATATTACTAAAAATGGAATAGAAAATGACAAATATAAGCAAAGAATACACATACAAATTACCAGACGATCAATACTATACAACAGATGATCTTGCTAAATCTGCAACTAGGATATATGAAGGTCCTGCTGAAATTGCATTAGTAGTAGATTTAGATACTAATAAATTAAGTGGTGGCGTTATACCAGTTGAAGAAATAGATAATTTTAATGATCAAACTGATCATCAAAGAGCAGTGCGTGTAGATTGTAATGAAGAAACACTTCTTTGTGCTTTAGTGCAGGATTACGATCCCGATGTTCTTGAAACTATTTCCGAAGATATTCCACAATCAGATCCTTATGTGCGGGTTGATCCCCCAATGCCAAACCATACCTATTCAGAAAGAAATGTAGAATATAACTTTGCATCACAAAGTTGGATTAAACCTTTTCCATATTTAGAGCACGGTATAAGTTGGGATGAAAGATTAGTAAAAAGAGATACGGATTTACGTAATAGCGACAGAACTTATAGCGAAGATCTTCCGGCACCTGTAGCTGCAAAAATAACAGCTTATAGAACTTGGCTACGCGACTTTCCTAAAATCTATGGTGTCGCGTGGGATATAACACTAGACAACGCAGGATCAGGATTTGCTGTAGGCGATAAAATTAGTATTAGTGATCCTGATATAAAAATGGGAACTACCGCAGGTGATATTATACTAACGGTAACTTCAGTAGATGAGTCAGGTGCAATTACTGGAACATCAAAAAAGAATAATAGAGTATTCTATCATAAACCTGCTGTAACTTTTAGTTATGTTTATTGGTCTTCTAATAGTGCAAACGGCACAGGACTGAGTATTTCAGTATCAAAAGAAAAAACTATCGATCCTTGGAAAATCACAGGAATGGATAATCCATTATCATAAAATATCAAAGTGAAAGTTTTTACTTTCACTTTGGTCTTGCCTAAAAAATATATCCTATAAATATCTTAGTAAAATACCCATTTAATTATAGGATATAAAATGTCTAACGAAAACAAACGAGATTCCGCCTTTTTTATTAATGGAGGCGCCGGCAGAGTTATTTGTTCAATACCTGCACTAGAAAAATATAAAGAAGAAAATCCTGACGACAATTTTATTATTGTTTGTGAGGGCGGAACTGATTTTTATAAAGGCCATCCGTTCTTGCACGAAAAGGCATATGATGTCTGGCATAAAAATTTGTTTGAAGATAAACTAAAGCATATGACTCTACATAGTCCTGAACCATATAGAGTGTGGGAATATTACAACCAAAAATGTAGTTTATCTCAAGCATATGATATTGAAATAAACAACAAAGGTGTAAGAGATTTACAAAAACCATTAATACGTCTTAGCAAACAAGAACTTATGGTTGCAAAAAATGTAATCAACGACGTTAAAGAAAAAACAAAAAAAGATCAAGTGATAGTATTTCAACCTTTTGGACGAGGTACAATAGAAGAAAAAGGTATGATTACAGATTTTGGAGGAAGAAGCTTTGAACCTGAAAGTGTAGTTAATATTGTAAAAAAATTATCAAAAAAATACGCTGTGATTTTTATGGGAGAAATTGCAATAGAATTTCAAAAACACGGTATTACCGATCCTGTTGCAATTCCACAAGGAATTGGATTGCGTGAATGGTCTGCAATTATAAATTTATGTGATCACTTCTTAGGGTGTGATAGTGTAGGACAACACATATCGTATAGTTTTGATGTGCCTTCTACAGTAGTATTAGGCAGTACGTTTGTTGAAAATGTTTCATATCCTGATAGTGATACATTTAAAACTCTAGATATGGGTGAGGGAGTAAAAAGGTATAGTCCTATTAGAATTACTATAGATGAATTTACCGACAGACGAAATGAAGGTATTATGCATATGAACGATAAAATAGAAGAAGTAATAATCGAAGAGGTATCTAAAAGTCTTAAAAAGAAAAAATAAAATGACAAGACTGTTTACATTTGGATGTTCTTTTACAAAATATTCTTGGCCGACGTGGGCAGATTTTTTAGGCTTAGAATTTGAAATCTATGAAAACTGGGGCTGGGCTGGATTAGGCAACAGAGCAATTGTAGAACGATTAATCGAATGTCACGCTAAAAATCATTTTACAAAAGATGACATTGTAATTATACAATGGACTAGTCATATCCGTAATGATTACCATACATTTAGATATCCTCCTCGTGATGATGCAACAGGTTGGAAAACTAAAGGAAGTATTTTTAATTACATTAATACAGAAAAGTATGATAAAAAATGGGTAATGGAATTCTTTGATGAAAAATCTTATACAATGCATATGCTAAATGCAATTGCAACAGCAACCGAAATATTAGATAAGATAGGCTGTAATTATGCAATGACAACTATAGGTAATATAGAAAACTTAGGAAGTGACTTTTTAGAAGCAGCAGGATATAATGAAAAAAGAAATAAAGTAAATTTATTTGAAAAATATTCTGATTTTGATTGTTATAAACAATATCTTAATACAGAAAAATGGACACAACCTATAGGTCTATATACCTGGAATAACAAGGATGATATGTATCATTGGTATGATAGTAAAGTTGATGAAAAACCTTGGTTAGACCCTCACCCTAGTGTGTTTTTACATTTATCTTGGATGAATGACATACTTAAAGATAAATTAGGAATAAGTCAGATTTTGCATCCAACTGCAAAAAAATGGATAGATATTACAAACGAGTTACGAACACAGACAACAGAAATAGAAACGTTTGGAGAAGCGTGTTATAGAATGCTTCCAAACTTTCAAAGTTTTTATAGAGGATTTTAATTATGAGCAAAAAGCCATTATGGATTGCTGGAATAGCTAGAGGACACAATGCAGGTGTGTGCTTAATGAAAGATGGCGAAATAATCTTTAGTATAGAAGAAGAAAGATTAACCCGTCAAAAGTATGATGGAGGACCTCTTGCATCGATGTTAAAGATTAAAGAGTATACAGATAAATTAGATTATCTAGTAATTGCACATACTACAGGGCTAGAAGGCACAGCAGGCAAGCTTGATTATACTGGCGAAGATGTTTATACAGGATTAGCAAGAAAACTTGGATTAATAAATTCTAGAATGCAATCCGATGGAAGATCACAAGTTGTTGATGTTGCTATGCTTCATCATAAAATGCACGCCGCAATGGCATTTTATCGTTCAGGTTTTGAAAATGCAACAGCAGTAATTGTAGATGGTGCAGGAACATTTCTTCCTACAGCAACACCTGAAGAACAAATGACTGTATGGGAAACTGAAAGTATTTTCGAATGTAATTATCCAGCAAACATAAAAACTATACACAAAACACTAGGTGCAAGAAGCATAATACAAAATATGTTTATGAAAGATTTCGATGCAGCAGATTGGGAACAAGATGCAGTATATGATGTTTTAATACACGATAGAGCAGGTATAGTAAAAGCATACGAAGCAGTAACAGAATACTGCGGTTGGAGTTCTATTGAAGCAGGTAAAACGATGGGACTATTTCCGTATGGCAAACCAAATGATAAATTTGCCAAATTATTTGAAGATAATGATTTTCCATTGCCAACTACCAATAGAAATATGATTATACCAAGATATCCAAATGGTGCTATTGTAAACTATTGTTCTTATAATTTTTTAAATGACCACAATAATGACGATGTAACACTTTTAGAAAATAGAAGAGACTTAGCATATGCAGTACAGACCGAAACCCAACAAGCTGTAGCTGACTTGATTAGATATGCAGTTAATAAAACAGGAAATAAAAATGTAGTTATATCAGGCGGATACGGTTTAAACTGTGTTGCTAATTATTTTTACCTAAAAGAACTTGAAGACGAAGGTATTAATTTATACGTTGAACCTGTTTCTAATGATGCAGGAACAGCTATGGGCGCCGCCCTGTTTTGGTATCATAGTATTACAAACGATTCCAATATACGTACCAGACAAAATGATGTTTATTTAGGACCAGAATATATTTTTGATAATTCTGAAATTAATGAAACAGCTGAAAAATATAATGCACAAATACAAGATGCAACACATCAAGATATTGTTGAGTTAATTACCGGCAGAAATATTGTAACACTGTTTCAAGGCAGATCTGAAAACGGACCTCGTGCATTAGGTAACAGAAGTATTCTTTATGATCCTACCGATCCTAATGGAAAAGATCACGTTAATAATGTTAAACATAGAGAATACTTCCGTCCATTTGCAGGTTCAATATTAGAAGAGGATGCACACGAATGGTTTGATTTGCGCGGTATGGAAAGTTCTCCTACAATGATGTATGCTGTAAACTGTCATCCGGGTGTCGAAGAGAAAATTCCTGCTATTATTCACGTAGATGGAACTTGTCGCATACAAACTGTTAGTAGAGAACAAAATCCACATTATTATGATATTATTAAAGCATTCAAAGACAAGACAGGATGTCCTATAATTTTTAATACAAGTTTTAATTTAGGTGGTGAACCATTAGTAGAAACACTAGACGATGCTGTAAGAACTCTTGCCAACAGTGAAATTGAATATTTGTACTTGCCAGAATATGGAAAATTAATTACCTTAAAAAACTGATAAATATTTTATTAGCAGGGGTATAAAATGCAAAATTTAAAAAATTACTTGACTCAGGGATTAAAAAATACAATATTGTTTAAAAATAATTCTGGCGTAAGTCATAGCGGTCCTTGGAAACAAGTAATAGGTACTACTCTATTAGATAGATGGCATATAGGCGATTTTTCAACAGTAGAATATACTATAAGTGCTGATTATGATATGTCTAATAAAGAAATTATAAAAGCTCTTGTAACTGCTACAAAAGATCGTGCCAGTGTTGTAGTGTTCTCGAGAAATAGTACGTTAACTGACATTATAGATATAAGTGTAACAGTAAATGATAGTTATGTAGACTTGAGTGTTACACCTATAATAAATGCAGAAGCCCAACAAAACTTCACTGGTGCAAAGGTTATATATACCGGACAATACTTTCATACACTTAACCCTCCTGTAGTCTGATAAATAACATATAGGAGTAGAATTATGGCAGTAGCAAATGCACCATTTGTATCAAAATTTGGTTTCAAAGGTCCTGGGTTCTCAGTTGACGATCAAGGAAACATTGTTGCTAATTCTATCATTACTGCAACTACTCCCGATGATGAAGTTGCAAATACATTTGACTTTGTAGTAATAGAATCACAAAATGCTTACAACATTGCACAAGCTGGATCCGGTGCTAATCCAACTTTAACTCTTGCAAGACAGAGAACATATGTGTTTGACTTACAAGTTCCTACACTAAGATTTTATATTTACACAAACAATGTACAGGGCGCAGATACTTATAATAACGGTATAACACACTCAGATGGTTCGTCAGGAGTAGATGCGCAAGGTAAAGATGACGGCACCCTTAGATTTTCTGTTTCTCTAACTGCTCCAGATATTTTATATTATGGCGATACAGCAGGAAATGTATTTGGACAAATTAATATAATTGATCCAGTAGGACAATTTTCCTCTGTAACTATAAATGATACTATCGAATCAATATCACCAACTACAGGTGCTTTAACTGTTGCAGGCGGCATAGGTGTAGAAAAAGACATATTTGTTGGCGGAACTCTTAATGTTGGTGGCACAGGCATATCAAATCTATTTTCAGGAAATAATTTAGAATTAGAAGCTGTTAACGAAATACAGTTAAAGATTGACGGAAGTAAAATTACAACTATAAGTGATTCGGGTTTATCATCAACAATAATCAACAGTACTATAAATAATACAGTAATTGGTAATATTACTCCTGCTACCGCAGAATTTTCTACTGCGCAAGTTAATACGTTACCAACACAGGATACCGATGTGTCGAATAAACAATATACAGATAGTACTGCGTTAGCACTATCTATAGCATTTGGATTGTAAATAATGGCAAAAACACAAATAAAAAATTATGTATTTAAACCAGGCTTAGGAACACTATCAAATCGATTTCCTGATGCATATAGTCTATTAGAAAGTAACAAAACATTTATACAAAAAGAAGCTAATGCATACATTACTAGCAGAATAAGTAACGCTGCTCAATATACTCCTACAAACGCAACATATACTCCTACAACCGGAGTGCTAGTACTTACAATTGGTTCTCATACGTTTAATGTTGGTGATGCAATCACTATTGCTGAAGAAGGACTAGTGTTTACTTGTGAGCTAGACGGTAACGCAACTACACACGCATATCCAAGAGCAAGCGGTGTACCTAATGATACGGGTACCGATCCGTATTATAATAAAGCTATACAAATTTTAAATACTACATCAACTACTATTACTGTTAACATTGGTATTAGTTCTGACACAAGTGTACACACATTTGTAAGTGCAACAGCAAACTCAGTATCAGATACTTTTTATAACTATACAAATACAAGTCAAGCAAAGTGTGAAAGAGATGTAGGATATGTTATCGATGCATATTTAGAAGATTTGCGATACGGTGGCAACCAATCTATTAGAAATGTAATCAAGTATTATTGGGATCAAACAGTAGCTCAGGTCGACGGAGATCGCGGACCTGAAATTGCAGCACATAATTTTATACAAAGATTAATTACAGATTATATATTTACAAACAGTGCATTTTCTGCATTAAATACTGAAGTTAGTCAAACTATAGACGCAACAAAAACTGTTACTGCACTAAGTTACACACCTTCAGGAGCAAACTATAACCCGTCTACAGGAGAAATGGTTTTAACAATAGGTGCTCATAGTATTAGTACTGGAGACGAAATACAAATTGCGCCAGCAGGACTTACTTTTACTTGCGGTTTAGACGGAAATGCTACACTTCATCCTTATCCTCGAAGATCAGGTGTACCTAATGAATACGGCAAAGACAAATTTTATTATGCTCCTGTTGCTGTGACTAGTACAACAAGCACTACTATTACAGTTAATGTAGGTGTAAGTTCGGATACAAGTACACACACATTTGTGAGTGCAACAACAAATGCTATTACCGCAGGCGCCCCTGCAAAAATTAAAACTCTTGCATTTAATACTGTTGATGTAATAAGTAATGGATTAACTGCACAACCTGTTTTAGTTCCAATTGGATTAGGTTATGTAAAAATACAAGGGCGTTATAATGCAGACGAATTATTGCTTATATCAAATGCAACACGAAGCGAAGTTATGTATAATTTTACAAACGTTGCTACTGGTGCAAAAGTATTAATTAACGATTCAACTACTGATAGTGATTTTGGCACATATTTACAAACTACTGATGCGGTTACAACTATTGAACTAAATTATGATACATCTACTCACAGTGCAGACGACGAAATACAAATTTTTGTTGAACGAATAGAAAATGGTAAAAGTGTTGTAACTACTAGACCTTATGATTTTGGTACTGATGCTATTGAACGTAATCGTGTTGCAAATCCATTATCAATGCTTGACGCTGACTTTGAGTATGGGTTACAGCCTACAAAATGGGCGGCGATTGGTACTCTAAGAGGTTATCCGTCAATTTATGAATTACCAGGTACAGACACTCCTGTAGTAACTGTAACTACAGATGCTTCTTCTGGCACAGGCGGAGTCGGCCAATCATTAATTACTGTGACAACAAATGGCGCTCACGGTTTTGGAGTAGGAACTCCAATTACAATTAAAGCACTAGAAGATAGTGTAGTTGGTGCAGCAAGAGCTGAAGGATCTTTTGTAATTGTTAATATTGTAAGTCCAACACAGTTTCAATATTTTGCAAAATCAAAGGTTGGAACAACTAACGGAGATGTTTTAAGCACAACTTATACTCAGCTAAGACAAGCTGGATTTTATACTGGAGCAAGTATAGGTAATCCTGATATACAAGTTGTTAGTAATGGCTCTGCAGGTTCAATGGTAACCCAACTAGCAGTATTACAAGGATCAACTATTATTCCGTTTGACGATCAAGCGCCGTCAATTGGTGCTCCGCTTGTAGCTGCAAATGGTGCTATTCCTTTAGGTTCTCAGGTTACTGGTGTTGTTGATCAAAGTGCAGGAGGTGGCCTATATCTAACTGCTTTAACTGAAGGTGATGTGCAAGCAGGTACTTCTCAAGTTGATGTACAAAACGTTACTGGAATAGTTGAAGATTTAGCATTTGATAGAGGCGACGGATATGCAATCTATGTTCAAAGTATAGCAGGAAATACTATTACATTTAATAGTCCTTTTACAGAACCTGTAATAGGAAATAGAACACAGTATACAAATTTAACAGGCAATAATGGCGACTCAATTGGGGAAAATGCAAGATTTGATATATCATTTGCTTCGGATTCTAGTTTTACATATATATTAGACGCTATTGCAAATGACGGCGGCGAAGGATATGAAATAGGTGATAGAATTATTATTCCTGGCACAAGTTTAGGAGGAACATCTCCCGAACACGATGCATTAATAATAGTTACAGATGTTTTAGATAGCGCAAATTCTATTGCTTCTGCTGATATCTTCGGAACACATATTAATACAGATCAATATATTACAGGATTAACTGCAACGTATTCAGGAGGCACTGGCGAAGGCGCAAGTTTTAATATAAGCTTTGAAAATAATAACTTTACTTCTACAACAGTAGCAATAGCAGGTACAGGATATGTAGTCGGTGATTTATTAAAAGTAGATGGAAGTATTTTATCTGATTTAGCAAGCCCTGTGCAAGCATTATATATTTCAGTAGATGCAGTAGATGTAAATGGCGGCATTACTTCAATTTCAACTGCTGGTACTGCTCCTAACAGTTTTAGAGAATATTTCGGAGTAACATATACTACAACGTCTGTATCTGGTGCTAGTGCAATAATTAATATTACATCTAGCGGTACAACATATTCAGCTGAATTTGTAAATGCAGGTGTAAACTATCTTGCAACAGAAAATTTTACAATAGCTGGCACAGATTTAGGCGGCCTTTCACCTACTCACGATTGTACTATTGTTATAGATAACGTTGATGGCAATGGATCTATTACTAATTTTACAGTATCTGGAACTCCTTTTAATGGTGAAACTGTAGAACAAGCAGCTATACATATAATAGGTACAGGAGCAACATTTAATGTAAGTCAAAACGCAGCAGTGTATGTAGGTGATTTACAAACTCCAGGAAGCGGCTACAATGTTGGACAAGAGTTAGTTATTGCAGGAACAGTATTTGGCGGAGAATCTCCAGCCAATGATGTAACAATTACAGTAACTAGTATTGATAGCTTAGTTACAGGAAATATAACCGGAATATCAACTAGTGGTACTGGTTACGAGCCAATCGGAATTTATATTGACGTGTTAGGCGTAAATGATCCTAATACAGGATCTAACGCAGAATTTAGTATTTTAAGAGACAATGCACAGTATAGCAATCTTTTGATTACTAATAACGGTACTGGTTATGAAATTGGTAATAGAATTGTAATTCCTGGTAGTCAATTAGGTGGAATAACACCATTAAATGATTTAATAATTCGTGTACAAAATGTAAATCCCTCTGGAGGAATTACAAGCACCCAGTTAAGTTATGAAGAAGCAGCATACGGAAATTATTTTGATTTAATATCAACAATAACTATGTCTGAAGCATCAACTGCTGCTATGCCTGCTGCAACAGCTATTACATATGGTGCGTTAGCTACTTTACAAGTACAGTTTCCAAATGCACACGGACTTGTTCCTGGAAATACTTTTATTACATCTATAACATCAGATGACGGCGTAAACAATCACAATCTTGCGGCAGGATCACATATTGTAACAAATATTCCTGCTATTGATACTTTAGAATTCCAAGCAAGAGCAGAAGGAACTATAGACACTGGAACACTTAATTCTCTACCTATCGAAGGGTCAGTATATCCAAGACCGGATTCATTCTTTATTCATAGACCATATGACGGTGGTGTGCAGTTAGGCACAGGCGGCCCGCAACACGGTGCGCAAGCAATACGTCAAAGTAAAAAGTATATTCGTTACCAGTCAGGTAAAGGTATTATGTATACTACTGGTGCGCTATTTGCACCATCATACGATTTGCGTAGCTTAACAGCAGAAGACGTTGAAGTAGGATCATTAATTACTGTAGTAACTGATGACAATGATCACGGCGTACAACAAGGTGGTATAATTAGAATACTAGGTGTAGAAACTCCAGGTTATAACAGCGGAAATGAAACAGCAGTTCCTCCAAGATTTGATTATGAAGTTGCAGAAATTGTTGACGAAAGAACGTTTAAAATTAGAGCACAACGTAGATTAGGTTCAACAAATGCGGTGCTCGGTTTTGGAGCCCAAATGAGTGTTGTTAGTTGGCACGGTGCTACAGTACGTTCGGGTATCTTTGATGATCAAAATGGTATTTTCTGGGAATACGACGGCACAAATGTAAGTGTAAATCAGCGTACAGGTACACGTCAGTTAGCAGGCACTATTGCTATGCAAGTAGATGACAACTTAGTAACAGGTACAAACACAAGATTCCGTGACCAGTTAAATGCAGGGGATAGGATTATTATCAAAGGTATGACACACGTTGTTACACACGTAAACAGTCAAACAGAACTAACTGTTACTCCGGACTGGCGCGGCGTTGTTAATATTACTGGTACTAAAGCTAACCTTGTTGTAGACAAAAAAGTTAAACAGCGTGATTTTAATCTAGATCGTTTAGATGGTACAGGGCCAAGCGGATACGATATTGATATTGCTAAGATGCAGATGATTGGTATTCAATACAGTTGGTACGGTGCTGGATTTATTGATTTTATGTTACGTGGCTCAGATGGTAATTTTGTATTCTGTCACAGAATGCGTAATTCAAACGTAAACACAGAAGCATTTATGCGTTCAGGTAACTTGCCTGTACGTTATGAAGTTACAAACGAAGGACCAAACGGCAAACTTGCAGCAGATATGTCCTCTGATCAAAACTTTATACCATTAGTTGACAGTAGTTTCTTTCCTGAATCAGGAACTGTGTATATAGATAATGAAATTATAGACTTTACCGGAAAAGATGATACAAGTAATCGATTAACTGGTTGTATTAGAGGTGCAACATTTGAGAATTTCCAAGCAGGAGCAACTAGACAATATGTAGCAGGTGCTGCTGCAACTCATCTAGCAAGAACAGGTGTAATATTAATTTCACAAACTATTACACCATTAATTAGCCACTGGGGTTCTGCGTTCCTAACAGACGGTGGTTTTGACGAAGATCGTGGTTACATTTTCTCATACGCTGAAACAGGAATCGAAGTTAGTACAACTAAACAAACAGCATTCTTGATTAGACTGTCACCTTCAGTATCAAACGCTCTTGTTGGTGATTTAGGCGAGCGTGAACTACTAAACAGAGCCCAGTTACTGTTACAGAGTTTAGAAGTTACTTCAGATTATATTGCATTGGGCGGCATTGTTGTTGAAGGTGTGCTTAATCCTAATAACTATCCTGAAAATCCGGCCGATGTTAACTGGTCAGGACTAAGTGGACTTGCACAAGGTGGACAGCCAAGTTTTGCACAAATTGCTTCAGGCGGCGGTATTAACTGGGGTACGGCAAATGTTGTAACTGATAGTAATTCAGTTGTAGCAGGCGCAATAAGTGGAACATTTAATCTACAACAGAGAATAGGCAATAACAACCAAGACACATTAGAAGATGGTAATGACAGATTTTATATTACTACAAATGACGTTCTTAATAACGATATCAATGTTGGTGACACTATTACAGGCGTTTCGACTGGTAGTTTTCCAGGAGGAACAACCATTCAAAGTATAAGTTATTATAATGAATATGGTTTAAGTAGCTATGGCAATTTTGAATATTTTGCAAGAATAACTGTCAGTAATGATTATAATGGGCCCGGCGGCAATGACGTTAGCGGTACTCAAACAGTCACAATGACTAGAGCAAGAACTGGATCCACATATGGTAAAACAAACAACCTGCCATATACTCAAACAAGTTGGCAAGCTGCTGAAGCAGCCGGAGTAGGGTTAAATACAGAAGTTGATAGTAGTGATACTAGTTGGCCAGCAGGTACAAGAATTTCTCAAATAAATGAAATTACCTATGGTGGGACAACCTTCTATGAAGTATTTTACAATGCTACATCCACACAAAGTATTTCATCAGGTTCTAATACGGTATTCAATCTAAGTACTGCACAATATGCAGAACCGGGGGAAACAGTATTTTCGTTTATTGCTGCTCCAGGAGAAAGAGCAACTGTTGATTTTTCAGAATTGAAAGAATTAACAAACACACCATTAGGAGGCCGAGGTACATATCCAAACGGTCCTGATGTGCTTGCAATTAACGTATATAAAGTTAGTGGTAGCCCTATTGATGCTAACTTAATTTTAAGATGGGGTGAAGCGCAGGCTTAAAGCGTTTCTAAATAATCAACAAAAGCGGCTAGGTTGTCAAAAACTTTTGTCGCTTTTTTTATCTTTTGATATGTAAAACGTTTGTTAATTAATTCTTCTGTTTCTTTACCGTGCCCAGTACGCACTAGAATTGGTCTTGCGCCTATTTTCATTGCTGCTTTTAAGTCGCGTATCCTATCGCCTACGTAAAATCCTTTAGAAAATTTTACGTGCGGAACTTCTTTTTCACAGCGTTTAAACATTCCTATATTTGGTTTTGCATACATATCATTTTTGGCACTACTTGCACTGTAGTATAAGCCATCAATACTGCTACATCCAGCCTTACCAAATTCGTCAAGCATATAATTATGTATAGTGTCAACATCGTCTTGGGTGTATATACCTTTTTCAATGCCGCCTTGATTTGTTATAATAGCAACCTTATGGCCTAAACGTCTAAGTTTTACTATTGCTTCTAGACTTCCTTCTTCAAATTCAAAATCTTCTATTTTATAAACATAGTCGCCAATGTCTACGTTTATAACACCATCACGATCTAATCCTACAACACATTTAGGTGCAATATAGTTTGGTTGTTGTGATTCATCACCCCAATAAATTTCAGCCATTTGATTCGTCTTTCTCTAATTCTTCTTGTGCTCTTTGACTGTCTCCGGGTGCAACACGATAGTTGTCTTCAACACTATCTGCTGTACTTACTTCAGTAAGACTACTACCGTCTACAAGTGCTATTATCTGATGTGGTTGCAATGGAGGATTGTGCCAGGTTTCGCCTTCACCTAAATCTTTTTCGTGAAGTTTAGCGTTTGTTGTATCGATCCAGCGCACTCTAAATTTACCAGAATTTACAAACCAAGTTTCATCTTTTTCTTTATGGAAATGCATACTAAACATATTTCCTGCTTTTTCAAATACTAAAATTTTACCGCAGTATTTGTCGTTAGTAGCCCAAATTAATTCGTAGCCCCAACCTTTTTTAACAAATCCTTCAAGACGCTGCATTTATATAATCCTCTATTTTTGTCCATTCTATGTCTATAGTATTGTTTAGCTTGGTCAAGTTTGCACAAGTAAACTCTTGGTATTGTCCTTTTAAATTTTCTGGCATTTCAATAAAGCTAATTGTTGATCCGTATTTTCTTGATATACAATCTGCCACAGTTTTAAAACTTACTGCACGACCTGTTCCTACATTCCAAATACCTGATTCTTTAACGTCAAACATCTTTTCGTGTACACGACAAACATCTTCTACACAAATAAAATCTCTTAAATAGTTTTCTGAACCTTTAAACAATTCAATGTAACCTTCTTCTTTTGCTTGTTTTGTAAACTTAGTAAACGGACTAGCCATATTACCCTTTTGTTCTTCATTGTATTGTCCGTATACATTAAAATAACGGAAGCCTTGTATTGTAATATCAAATTCGTCTTTATATTGATTTACAAACCTGTCAAACAAATACTTACTCCAAGCATATGGAGATTGTGGTAAGAGAGGTCCATCTTCTTTAAAATGTGTAGGTTTCCAGCTACCATACACACTTGCGCTAGATGCATATTGTAAATTTACACCAAAATGACCACAAGCTTGTACAAGTCTAGTACTCATTTCTAAATTTTGTTCTAATATAAGCTCAACATCTGTTTCTGTTGTAGAACTATTTGCACCTAAGTGTACTACCCAGTCATAGCCTTCTGGATCTGGAATAGCATTGGGTACATAGTCCCATCCTTCTACTTCGTGGCCTTGTGCTTGTAAATATTGTGCAATGTTTGCACCTATAAACCCTTTGTATCCTGTTACTAATATTTTCATAATGCTGCCTCTATTATGCTAGTTGTAGAATAACCTTCAACAGTTTTTACTAAATGTACATTAGCTAAATCATTTCCTACAACTGTATCTATAGTATAATCACCACCTTTTACTATAGTGTGTGGTTTTATTTTTTTAATTAAATTATATGGAGTATCGTCTTCAAACACAACTACCTCGTCTACCCAAGGTAACATTTCTAACTGTGCAATTCGTCTTGTAACATCATTAATTGGACGTAATTCGCCTTTTAATCTCTTTACACTAGCGTCTGAGTTAATACCTACAATTAATTTGTCGCCTAAACTACGTGCTTCATTTAATAATTCAAAATGTCCTTTGTGTAATATATCAAACACTCCATTTGTAAAAATGACACGTTCTTCTAAATCTTCTACTTTAAGAATATAAGTACCAGTATGCTTTACACTTTTTGTAGAACCTTTAACTGCCATCTCTAAACAAGTTTTGTAATTATATCCTCTAGATAACCCATATACAAACCCTGCTAAAAAACAGTCGCCTGCTCCTGTTACGTCTGATACTTCTACAGGGTCCACTGATACAGTATAATATTCTTTGTCAATTTCTGCTATTACAGGATTAGCAGCATTTGTAGTTATAATATTACCTAGCCATTTTGTAAATCCTAAGCCTTCAAATTCAGAACTATTAGGTTTAACTAACCAAGCACCCTCATAATGTCTAGCTTGACGTTTAGGATCTACAATAACTTTACAATTAAATTTGTTAATGTGTGCAATGATCTCAATTGCATAGTCTAATGTACCTTTATTATAATCACTTAGTATTACATAATCGTATTTGCTAAAGTTAACAAGTTTTATATTGTCTAGGAATTCGTTACCTGGAACAATAAAGTCATCGTCTATGCGTGTAACATAATGTCCATCACAAATTACACGAGTTTTTAAACTCCTGCGCCAGCCGCTATCATAAAGTTCTACATCTACACCTAAACTTTTTAAGTTTTCGTAAACTAATCCTGCTCCGCCTACAGTTTCTTCAATACGTTTTTGTCTAACAATAGGCACAGGTGCCTCGGGACTTAGACGTTCTGAAGTACCGTAAATATATCTATCAGTAATTATGTCGCCAATAACTAAGACTTTCATAAGTTTATTATACTTTACTTTGTATTAAGTGTCAAGTAAATTAATAGTTTGAAAAACAGTTTCTAACTTAGATAAATTAATTTTACTTTGAAGTGTGTTGCGTAATCCGTGGTGTAACGGTTTAGGCCATTTTGTAAATGAACACCAAGCATAACCGTCGTGTTCAGAATTGAGTTGAGGAATAAATTCTTGTTGTACTACGCAGAGGTATGTATGAAAATAAAATTTACTGTCTGCACTTATAAAACTTTCTAACGGAAGAGTTTTTTTGATATCAGGCAAAAATCCAATTTCTTCTTCAATTTCTCTTTTTAATCCCTCCCAGGGTGTTTCTGCACCTTCATTAGTGCCTCCGACCAATCCCCACATATTGCTACGCTTGCCGTTAGCTCTATGTAAAAATAAAAAACGATTAGACTGGAGAGTGTAGAATAGTGCTCCACTACAAGTAATATGTTTGTTCATATATGTAATTAGCCGGCAAGCTCTATGCGCCAAGACCCAACTGGATAATCACCGTCTACAGACTTAAACCACTCGCCATTTTTAAATCTATATTGTACGCTTGTATTTAGATTTGTTGTATAAGTTGTAGCAGACACAGAACTTGAATCAAATACAATGTTCCATTTTGCACCATCCCATTCTATAATATCATTTGCTTTTGCTATTAATCCTGTGCCGTCTGTATTTTGCCACGCTACCGGAATATTAATGGCATTAGGATCTCCTAAATCTTCTAATAACAATAATCTTAAACCGGATATTTTTATAGAGGCAGGGTTAAAACTTACAGGATTAATTATGTAATCAATAGTAGTTCTACCATCTATCACTGTATCTGTTGGAAAACTATCAGCATCCCAATTAATTAAAATTTTGCCCTCGTCAAATGGACTTAGTGTAAATGTACCTGTAACTGTTGCATCGTTATCTAGATTGGTTAAAAATATACGACTTACATCGGCTGCATATGTACCTGGAAGTGCTTCAAATATTTCTCTCCAGTTTCTATTTCCTACTATACCATTAGAATAAAGTTGCGCTGTGTCAGTATCTAAGTAAACACCATACTTGTTATAATTTACATTAGCAGTATTATCTGCAATACTAGTTTGCGCAAGATTTCCAAACTCGTTTGAAGTTATACCAGATGTTGGATAATCATCGAACTGATTTAATTGTGGAGCAGTAACTCCATCTTCAATAGTTCCCCTATCTTCGTCAAACATACTAGTAATGATATTAGTAATAACACCCATTTTACGTACTTTAGTAGGCGGACTAATATAAATTGGAACACTAAATGTTAATGTAGCAATGTCTATTTCTGAATCAACTCCAACTGGTACACTTCGATTTGACCATTGCACATTTTCTAAATTAACAACAGTAATACTTGTCCAATCAATAAAATTGTCAGTAGTTTGCATTTCTAAACTAGGGTTAAACAATACTAAAATTTGTTCTAGTAATTGTAATTTTTGATCAGTGTTTGTTGTCCATATGTCTGCATTGACTCTCATCATATACGGTGTAGGAATTAAACGCTCTACAGTATAATTTTTACCTTGATAGTTAAGATATTCTTGATTAGTTTCGTCATAAGCACGTTCTCTAATATTTGTTTTACGAGTATAAGTTGCATCAGTAAGTCTATCTTTGTCTAACTCTAAGCCAGTTAAGTAAACAGCAATTCTTGGTGCGCTAGGTAATTTATTTTCTGAATTTTCTCTTATTATATTTGCAACTTGTCTTGTAAGATCTCCATATGTAACTGGTACATCTTTTATATTTCCGTCACCTTCTTTGATAGGAAAGTTACTCAAAATACGCATCATTTGAGTAAGATATCTTCTAACTTGTCCGTCATAAAAGTGTTGCATTAGTTATTATCCGCTGTTGGTTTTTTTGGTCTGAGTGCTTTAGATAAACTTTGTCTTTCTTCAACTTGTTCGCCACTTATATTACTTGTGTTAGTGTTGTTGATAAACGATGTTTTATAAGTTTGTCTTTCAAGAGTGTTACTTAAGGTCATTCTAATATCGTCTGTAACTTTCACCCATCTTGCTCCGTCATATCTAAACATTCTATTTGGTAAAAAATCTGTCCTTAAAAAATAATCTCCTTCATTATTATCTCTAGGAAACTGTATACCAAAACCAAATGGCGCACCGTTTGGCGCAACATCTCCAGTACCTACTAAGTATCCCGAATATCCTTCGCGTTCAGGTCTATTAGTAATTTCGTCGGCACTAACTGTAAATCCGCTTGCATCTAAGTCTTCGTTATCTGCTGTTCGTAAATCAATACTACCGTCGTCATTTGTAGCAACAGTATAATAATGATTAATATCATACCCTGATTTAGGAGCATCAGCTTCTGCTTGTGCAACAACAGCATTGTTTATTTGCATTTCTTTTTCGTAAGTAGAAAGTATATCACGTAATGTGTTATCGCTACCTTCTTCAGCAGGAAGATCTAGTATTTCTTTAAATTCTGTACTGTCTACGATTTGTTTTAATTTTATTCTATATAAATGCGGATACCAAGTTTGGCTAAACCCTTCTGCTGCACGATTCACATCTTCTACAACATAAAATCTTTTGAGTGCAATACTATAATCATTTAGTGCATATTCGTCTTTTAAGTGAGGTAATTCTATTACATCCCCACTCATAATTTTTCTACCAAGTGTTTTAACTGAACTGTTAATATGTATAGTCATAAACAGTGTATCATTACTTAAAAATAACCCAAATTGACTTAGATCAAAGTCAATATCTTGTACATTATAAATGCCACGCATTGAGTATACATCAGGATCATATTTTCTATCTCTATTTTCTAAGAATAACAAATCTTGAATGTTAGTTTCTTTTACTACATCATATTGCGGCTGATCAGCTGTAGCTTCACCGTCGGCAGGATTGTTAGGTCCTATATATTTGTGTACATTAATGTCAGTACCGCCAATGGTAAACATTTCATAAACTTGTTTGTCTATAAAGTGATAATCATTTCCGCGCTCTGGTTTATATAAAGATAGTCTTGGCATATACATATTTATCGTAACGATAAATACTATGTGGAGAAACTTATATGGCAGATTTAGCAACACAAAAACAAGAAGTATACGACTATGTAAACACATTTCTCGGCGGTGGAATGGTTGATGTAGAACTTGACCCAATACATTATGAAACAGCTCTAACAAAAGCATTGACTAAATTTAGACAACGTAGTGATAATAGTGTTGAAGAATCATATATGTTTTTAACAACTGTAGTAGATCAAAATGAGTATACATTGCCAAATGAAGTTATAGAAGTTCGTAAATTATTCCGTAGAAGTATAGGTTCTAGAACTGGTGGCGGTGATGGCGGCAGTTTGTTTGAGCCATTTAATTTAGCATACACAAATACATACTTGCTATCTAGCTCTAAAATGGGCGGACTAGCAACATATGATTTGTTTGCACAACACCAAGAACTTGTAGGACGTATGTTTGGATCATTTATCGAGTTTAAGTGGAGTAATACAAGTAAAAAACTTACATTACTACAACGCCCTAGAGCAGAAGAAGAACTATTACTTTATTGTTACAACTATCGTCCAGATTCGGAACTATTAAGTGATTACTTAGCAGTGCAATGGATTAAAGATTATACACTTGCAAGTTGTAAATATATGTTAGGCGAAGCACGTTCAAAGTTTGCTACTATTGCTGGACCACAAGGTGGTTCAACACTTAACGGTGATGCACTAAAAGCTGAAGCACAAGCAGAATTAGAAAAGCTAGAAGCTGATGTATCACTTGCAGTTAGTGGCGGTACTGGATACGGTTTTCTTATTGGTTGACAATTTGCATTAAAGACTATACACTATAAATTAATATAGAGGTATATCTTTTATGAAATTATTAGTTATCGGACACGGTCGCCACGGTAAAGATACTGTGTGCGAAATTTTACAACAAAATTATAATCTAAGTTTTGAATCAAGCAGTCGATTCTGTTCAAAACTTTTTATCTATGATATGCTAAAGGACAAGTATGGATATGCTGATGAAGAAGAGTGCTATGCTGACAGGCATAATCACAGAGCAGAATGGTATGATGCTATCTGCGATTTTAATAAAGGCGATGGAGCTCGCTTAGGTCGAGAAATATTTAAACAACACGATATCTATTGTGGACTACGTAATAAGCGTGAATTCTACGCTATGAAAAATACAAATGTATTTGATTATGCTATTTGGGTCGATCGTAGTGATCATCTTCCTCCTGAAGCAAAAGACTCAATGAGTTTAGAACAATGGATGGCAGATTTCACTATTGATAACAACAGCAACCTTGACGAACTTATGTTTAATACGTACCAACTTGTAGAACAT